CTTTTCCCCTTGTCCTCTGAGCATCCAAAAGATAGTTGACTTCCGTTGTATATTTCGATAAGTTTGTCAATCAATTCTTCTTTCTTTGCGTACATCTTTTCCGAGTAGGGAAATGGAGCGTCTTTAGCCTTTATGTTGTAATCTTGTATCTCCAATGCAACACGGTAAATTTTAGCCGTAAAATCTCCTTGTTTTATCTTTTTATTAAGCATTAATTTTACCTTTCTTGTACCTATGCCGCACATATTTTCACGTTTCAATTTTAGCATGGCTATCAATTTCCTGTTTTTCTCCAAGGCTTCTTTCTTTGCTTCCCTTTGTCTTTTACAATCTTCTATTACGGAAACATAATTTTCTTTTATCCCGAAAACGTCCATTCCGCCAAAACAAAATGTTTCAATATCTAAGATTGTATTCTTTTCCATCCCAAGAAAATCTATAAGCCTTTTGTCTATGCCAAAAATATTCGTGTAATGTCTAAGATGTGACACGCAAACAATATATTCCGGGTTATGGGAACATTCAATCTCATCAAACACTTCCCAAGGATTAATGTTGTTTTTCATAATGTTATTTTTTTGTTTCTTTTGATATACCCCCATATAAACTTGCTAGAATATCCGCATTCTTTCATGGCTTTACGAAAATCAGATTCCGTATTTCTGATATACAACTGCCGTATCGCCCAGTAAGTATTGTATCCTTTAAGTTCCGCATACTGGAAAAATTGCGTAGGTGTCATTTGCTCGAACTTTAAATCTCCTACCAGTTCTTGCAGTTCCGCGATTCTTATTTCCTTTTCGGTTGGATATACATATCCGCAGAAAGGGCATTCCGAAGCGGTTATGGCAATATATTTACCACACTGTTTACACTCTTTCACTCCTTGTATCCCTTCACATTTTCCCTTGTTATGCCATAAAGCCCATTGACGTTCTTTCTCAAACTTGCCGAGCCGTGATATGTTACCACCGAAGTCTAGGAGAAATGCTTCCGTCTTGTTTGGGTGAAGCCGGATAGCCCTGCCGGTTGCCTGGATATAAAACTGAACGGATTGTGTAGCACGGTTTAATATGCAAACCTCTATACTTGTTTCATCGTATCCCGTAGATAATATACCACTGTTGCATATAACAATGAATTTATCGTCATGGAAATCCTTGATAAGCTGTTCCCTGTTTCCTGTAAGATGCTTGTATCTTTCATATAATGCCAACTCATCCGGCTTATTCTTGTCTATACCTGATATGAGGAATTTTGCGGGAATGCCAGCTTCATTAAATTCAGCGCACATCCTTATCGCATTTGCCTGTGTGGCATCAAAACAGATTGCTTTTTTCATCGGGCAGATACGCATATAGTTTTCAATCACCCCCTTGTACTGTACAGACTTGTTGAACACCGCACCCATCTGCCTGCTATCGAAATCACCTGTGCGATAATCGGTATTAACCTTAGACAAGTCGGGCGCATCAACTGTAAACGTTCTCAATCTGGTTATGTTTCCCCGGTCCATCATATCCTGTATCTGAGCGGTTTCTACAATCTCTTCATAGTTCATGCCAAGCTGCCTTTGGTTCCCACTTCTCATCGGGGTTCCTGTAAGACCTACTACATACTTGTCATCAAGCAAACCAGATTCAAAGAGATAATCCGCGTCAGACGAGTGCGCTTCGTCTATCAAACAGAGAGATACACTCTTAACCCATTCAACCCATTCGGGTTTTTCTAGCCTTCTACGGAGAGTTTGAGCCATTGCGGACACTACTAGACCTTTAGGTATGTTCCTGTGCTTAGGGGAGATGTATTCAGCCTGTATGCCAACTTTTTCCAACGTTCCCCCTGTTTGTGTCATAAGTTCAGATCTGTGGGATACGATAAGCACCTTATTCCCCTTTTCGACAGCACCTTTAGCCATAAAACTCATTATGACCGTTTTGCCGTAACTTACACAGGCAGAGAATATGACGTGTTTATGATTAGTCAGGGCATTTCTCAGACGGGTTATCCCCACCTCCTGGTAATCTCTTAGCTTGATTTCGTTTGTACTCATTTTCTTGTATGATTCTTTCAAGTTCGTTTTTCAATGCAATCACAAAAGCCATGCACTCCTCTCCTTCAAACTGCTTGACAAACTGCCTAGCGGCATCTTCATAATCAGGAACACATTCCTTTTTGAAGTATTCCTCATTGTCTTGAAGAACCATCCAATCCTCGAAGTGGTGGTTTGGTTTTTTCTTAAATATATGCAGCAAAATGGCAGTGTCGCTATTTAGTTTGATCAGCTTCCTGTCGTAGTTTTCAAATTCGTCAACGTAATCCGTATTCATCTTCGTAAAACAATTTAAAGTTTCTCCATCTATGCCCGTTTTTCCCCTTACAGAAAGAACTGCATGAGCGTTGTGGCATACCTAATTTCCTCTCACAGTCACAACAGGCTTCAAAGCATAGGAATCTGTTCGTACCATCCTCTATCGCAATGACAGCCCTTGTATTGTTTCTATGACCGAGATAAGAACCGTTTTCCTTTCGTTTTTTAATGAGTTCTTTCATAAGAACTCTTTTCTTTTCACGTTCCTCATCCGACACTTTCCTTCCTTTCTTGAATCCATAATTATGACCTTTGACGAACCTTCCTTTTTCATCACGGTAAGATATTGGATAATCTATCCATAATTCGCTAATTGCTGGCATTGAAATCTAACTTTAGTTTTACAATTTCGTCACTCATGGTATGTACTCTTTTCAGCCATGCCATTTTCCATGCTTCTTTTCCTATGCCATATATACGATATATATCATCTCCTGCATCATCAAATTTGATAGGAGTGCAGCTTATTGACTTACATTTTGTTCCGTCCATAAGTTCAACGTCACCTACACCTCCATTGAGCATAATAAAGTTGATATTGTTTTCTATGGCAAGATAGGGGATGATTATTTCATCCCCACGATTAGGTTTGTTGTGCTTGATTAATGTAGTCATGGCAATTTAGACAATAATTCTTCTTGAATAACCTATATCATTTTGGCATTCTACTTTTTGGGCTAATGCCTGATAATCAACGTGTTCAATAAATTATCTTATTTTTGTGTAAACTCTGCAATTACCTGTTACATATTTGAAACACCAACAAAGTCATTTACTTTGCTTATTGGGTATTTTTTCGCATCCCGTTCGTTGAATGAAAGATAAGATAGAGCCATTTGTAACTTATCCTCCATCCTGTCTATATCATCTTTATAATCGCTTCTGTTAAGTTCCCAATACAAAAGTCTTGACGGATCGTTAACTGGGCGTAAATCAAACGGATCATCATCAGATTTACCGTCATATACGATATAATACATTTTATCTACATCGGGATGGGAAAGAAAATGCGACATTAGCTGCCAATAGTATTCCTCTATCGCCTGTTCCTTTGTTGCTTCTCTCAAATATTCAATCTTACTTTCAGAAGTAAAGCATTTCACTTCGGCTATATAAGATAATTTACCATTGACATCAAATCCATATCCATCGGGAGAATCACCATATCCATCATAGATATTATCGACAAAAACAATTTCGTCAAAATCATCCGCACAGGACATTAGTCTGGAGAACGTGTTATGGTTAAAACACTCGATAGCGTCTTTTTCATGATCCTTTCCCCACTCCATGTCAGAAGTGGATATATGTCGGCATGGTTTGTTTAACCTTCTTTCCCTTGCAACCTGATAAAGATAAGATATAGCTGTATCCCCGAAAGGAACGTCAACTGTCTTTCTCTTTACGCCCTGTTTTTTTGCAATCTCTAGTTCGGAAGGTGTCATTTCCCTTCTCCCGGAAACCATAAGTTTTCCAATGGCGGAAGAGGTGATTTTACCACACCTCTTCATAAGCCATAATTTTTCTTTTTCTTCTGCTTCCATTATTTTTTAACTGATTCGTTAAACAATTTCATAGCTTCAGCGTCCACATCATAGCTTGACGTGATGTATCCAATGTCGCATTTCCCACTTTTCAATGCTTCCAATGCAGCATTGAATTTATCAGAGTTCACTGTCATCTTCTCTTTCTGTGGTGGTGGCGGAACATCACGCCCTATACGCAATCCGTAGACCTTTCCTCCATCGCTTGGGTCACGTGTCAGTTCCTTGCATAATATGACACGAAAATCACGGATGGTTTCAGGATAATCAGTTTGCGCCAGCTTGGTAAGGCGTTTACGGTTCG